CCATGAAGCTGTTAGGAACTTACGGTGGAACGGTCACCGATAACAAAGACCCTCTAAAACTCGGACGAGTCAAAGTCCGAGTTCCTCATGTTTACGGTCCAAGCGATTCAATAGGAACGTCTGTTACTAATGATAATCTTCCATGGGCGCTTCCAGTAGGTCTTCCTGCGGGTGGGAAAGATTCATCAGGTGGAATTTCATGGATTCCAGTCGTTGGTGATCAAGTTTTTGTTCGTTTTTTAGACGGTGATCCTGAAAAACCTATTTTTGAGTGGGGACACCAAAGTATTCCTCAGTCAAAATCACTTGAACTGCATAACTATGACAACAAGAATAACCCAGTCAGAGCTGCATTAACAAGATATGGGCACACTATCGAACTCAACTCAGGCTCAATCATCTTAACCACGAAAAACGGTTACACGATTTCTCTTATAGACGGAAAATCAAACGGAGAAATACTTGTTTCCACTCCAGCTGGAAACTTTGTGGAGCTTGATGATTCGTCTGGAAGCATGAACGTCAACGTGGTATCAGACTGCCAAGTTAACGTAGGTGGACAAATCTTTGTACAAGCTAACAACGCTGACGTCAGACTTTCAAAAGAGATTATCATTTCATCAGGAGACTCGGTTGGAATAAAAGCAACAGACTTATCCGTTGTCACAACAGACAGCATCACAGCTTCGACGGAAGGTTTTTTACTAATGGCTGGTGGAGCACTTGTTGTTGTTCAAGACGGTTTTTTCTCAGTCATAAACAAAGACGGATCTGGAATAGGTACGACTGACACTGGTTTTACAGCGTACTCGAGTGGAGGCTCGTTCGTAGCTGTAGAAGATGAAAAGATTTCTCTTGGAACAGCGGTTAGTAATCTAGTACTGTCTGATTTTGTAACGATAACTTCACCGGGTGTTATGATTAACTCTCCTAGAATCGCACTTGGACCATCAGCTGCGTTCACTGTTGCCCTAGCTGAAAAAATTGTATTACTTTTCAACGAGCATACTCACGGCGATGGAGGACCACCTCCAACGGTTCCGTGGTTACCAATAGAAATAGGTTCACTAACCACGCTGTCACAATGAGTAATCAAAACACATACATAATCAACGTTGAGGTAGCCATACTTACCGTTACCAGCGTTTCCAGTGCCAGGAATTCCCGCTCCTCTGGTTGCACTCGCTAAGGAAATTCAGAACGTGGTAAAACTTGTTCAGAAAATCATAGACTCAATTCCAAACGTGGTCATCAAACTTATCATAAAAGTTGGACCAGCAGTCGTTGTTAACCAAACTTTCGCCGCACCAGCGAATGGCAAGCTTATTGGAACAGGTTAGCGGTCCGTTGTTTTTACCAAACATTACTGCGTTCATTCCTGTACAAAACATTGATGTCATAGCCTATGAAATGATTAGAGCAAACTGTCCGTTTTTAGGTCTTCCATCGGCAACTCAAGGTTTAAACGACCTTCAAAATCAACTAGACAAAGTTTACGAAAAACTGACTGATCAACTGTCGAATCACTCGTGGGGACGTCTTGGAAATCTTCAGTTGTCAATGAACAACTACTTGAACAAAATCCATATCAGTAGCTCGTTTGAAAATTGGCTTCAGTGTTTCGTTGGAGTATGTGGAGTAAAATCACTAATGGACGATCAGCTCGCTCTATATCATAAAAACTTTGTGGTTGGACAAGGAGCCGTGCTAACTGAATCCCAACAAGCAAAATACGGACAAATAACAGCTGGCATTACACAGTTAAACACGCTTCGAGGTATTTAAGTCATGGATATTCAACAAAGACCAAAGGGATTCATCAGTGTAAAGAGCATTGTTGATCTCCAAGGAAATCCTGTGTCTAACCAGGACGCAGTTTCGCGTGGTTGGTTTGTCCCGTTTGACGGAGAAAGAGATGGTTTTGAATTAGACGGCGATGAAATTCCTATTGGACCAAACCTGTGGACTGATAGTGGACGCCAAGCACTTGCCTACGCTTTTGGTTTTCGAAGTCCAATTAGCAATTACACGTGCCAACTGTTTGGTGTTGGTACAGGATCAAGTACTGTAAACGTCACTAATACAAATCTTGATGCTCCAATCCTGCTTAGCAACAGCGCGTACACGAAACAAATAAATGGAGTAGACTACCCATCTCCGTTTGTCGCTCGTGTAGATTTTACTCTCGGAGTGGATGACGCAAACGGATTTCTCATCACTGAGTTTGGACTGTATGCTGGAAACGGAACGCTGTTGGCAAGAAAAACTTCTGTTGGCATAAACAAGACCAATCAATTTTCACCGACGTTTCTATGGAGAGTAAGATTTTGATGAAAGCACTGGCAAAAGCACTGGTTAATGGTCTGTTGGAAAACGACAGCGATGAAGCCTATCACAGTAGTAAAGAAGAGTGTAAGCGTCAGATGCTTAGAAAATTCATGGAACTTCATAGCGCTGATAACTTTACTGACGCTGTGCTGACTTATGACAAAGCTCCGCCACACGAAGATGTTGTTTTGGATACTGTTGAACTCTCAAGAGACTTAAAAGAAATCTCAAAACAAGTCGAAGGCGGTGAGATAGAAAAATTCGCTTGTTGCAGAGACATTGCTCGTATGGCGCAAATCGCCGCTGAAGAACGTAATAAAACACTACAAGCAATAGATAACGGTGTTCATCACGATCCTGAACGTTTCGCGAAACCGTTTGATCCTGGTTATGAACCGTTTGAAAAACCCAGGTCAAGCTGACTACTGATACTTAGAAAGAGGAAATCATGTTTATTTTTGTCACAGACTCGCAAGTTGTCGGAGAATCAAACGATCAGTTATTCGAACTGATTCAAGTCAGCGCTCCGGTCCAGGTGTTTTTAAGAAACAGTGGATCTAACGTCATAAGTTACGACTTTCAACAGTCCAGTGACGGTGGAAATACTTGGACTGACATCGACGTGCTTGGCACTGACTTCAATAACACTATTTCTAACGGTCAAGTGAAAAATCTTACGTTGTCATCGACGAATCCTCAGGTTCGTTTGATGGGAAGTGCGTCAGGTGGTTCGATCCTTGACTTTTCAATTAGCCGTCAAGTAAATCGGTCTAGCGGCGGTGCGATCCCAATCCTATCAATATGAGCCAGCATATAACAACTTTTGCGGAAGAAGAGTTCCTGTTGGCAGAACAAGGATGCGTTCTTGTTCAAGCTGAAAATCCGAAGACCTTAGAGCCGATGCTGGTCGCCGTTAATGAGGAAGGTTTATCAGACTTTCCGGTGTTGAACGCTGATAAAACGGTCACGTGGTCACAGCCGGATGAATTTCCAAACTTGTTCAAAGAGCGTGTTCGTCATTTCCTTACAGGCAAAGATCACGAGTTGAACTGGGGTGAAATGGGAGAGCACTGCGGACACTGTGAAGAGGATAAAATCAACTGTAAAAAGTGTGGTAAAAAACATCTTCCTGGTAAGTGCTCGATTAAAGAGTCTTCATGGACTAAGTCTGGTGAAACGTGGACAAATGAAATTTCACAGATGAAGCGCTTTGCCCAGTGTGTCATGGAGTAATTTTTGGCGGTGGAAGTATGCGCGGTAAAACAAGCGCGATGGTTTTACGTTTACGAAATCTTACTATCGATGGTGGTGAGGATGTTTCTGGTTGGAGAGGTACTCACGACTGTGGAACGAAAATTCTCATCATTAACGACTAATCCGTCGAAAGCAGAATCCGTAGTAATTGCAAAATATCCTGATCTGACTGTTGAACTGTACGATTGTCCAAACAGTGGAAAACCACACTGAACCAACTGAAAACGGTTTGGTAACTTACTCTGGTCACACCGAGCTAAAAGAAATTAGAGCGAAGAAAACAGCTCCTACTGAAACTGGAACAGCGTCAAGACTGGTACAAACACAAAGTATACAAATCAACCACGTCAGAGGAGCGTCTAAAAAGATTTTACAAACGATTTGGTTTCAAATCAAATTTTGGATCTCGTTCGTACCGTGCATGCACAGACTTCCTAATACTCAAACCCGTCTGCAAGCTCAAACGAATCATCAAATTTCACCGCCTTAGGCCAAGGCAGGTTTTTAGCGTCAGGACATAAGAGGGTCAACTCAAGGCTCTCGTAGAACACTTCCCTATGCTTCTCAGGTATGTGAGCTTCTATGACCTTCAGGACATCAGAAAATGGTGCTTCTGGGTCGATTCCGATAAATAAATCATGCACTTTCTTCTTACCGAAGCCTGGTACTCCTGGAACCTGGTCTCCAGGATCACCGATGATAGCGAGTGCAATCGCAATCTGAATCGGACGCTTTACTCCCCATTTGTTAAGAATGAACCTACGAGACAACAGTGCTCCCTCATAGAGAGAGTAATAAGAAGTATTGGCACTGACAAGCTGCTGAAGATCTTTATCAGATGAAACTACAATCAACTTATTTTCAGAATCGCGATAAACAGCTGTAGCAACACAGTCGTCTGCTTCACCTACTTCTGGGTAATAGTTAACGGTGTCAATAATTTTTACTAACAGATCTTGAAGTTGAGCTATACCGTCGTAGTACTCATCAGGTTTGACTGACCGCTGTTTGTCTTTCTTGGCGCTAGTATCCCAGCAGAACAAAGTACGATCAACGTGAAGTTCTCTCACGAGTCTTAACACCATCCTTGCTGAAATGTCAAGACTCTTTTTAAGGTCGATGGCTTCATCTTTACGAGGATTTGCAGCGTAAAAACAACGCGCCCACAAAGATGGACCATCGACCAAAAGATCGTTCAAATTTTATCAGTCTCCTTAGCGTCTTTTTTGTTCTGGTCGTCAGTCCACTTGTAGAAAAAGTTTAAGGCCTCGTCTGGCAACTTGCTAACATCAATCATCAAACCAGTACCAAATCTAGCAAGTTCCCATAAACGTCTCCAGCGATCACGCTTTGAGAGTTCTGAGGCCCGAACGAAAAAACTCTTGGTCTAGCTGTATTAGGTGTGTAAATTGCTTCCCGCATTTATCACACTTACATTGAAAATCAGTTCCAAGATGAGGAGTATTCCGATTGATTTGCTCTTCAAGGTAAGAAGCATCATACGGGTGTAAAGCTCTAAACCACGTTGCCAATTCCTCAACACTATCGGCCATTGTATCGTTGACGCTAATAACCGACGCAATAATGTGAGCTATACGATCTGGATAACGTGATTTTGAATCGTCAGACCTGTTTGCTATCGTGCACTCGTCTTTGATCAGCAGAGGTTTTGTCTTTACTATATCCTTGCACTTATCAAGAGTTACGGTGTCAAACCCAGGATAATCCAAACCTTTTTCACCAACGCGTTCCAAACCATCTGGAACTATAACTTTTTCCTGTGATGAGTTTCCACACTGAGGACAGACTGTGGTAAACGTCAAAAAGTTATCTCTAGCGATAGAGCGTGCAACCATCAAGATTGTCGTTACGTCTCCAGCTACAAAATCATTCAACGCACAACCATTAAGATCACAAAGTTGGCCACACAAGTCAAATAGAATAGTCTCCTTTATTCCAGACTTAACACGCTGAGTCAACCAATCGTCGGTTTCGCTATCCCATGGAAAAACGGTGATTGTTCCTCCTGGGAATGCTTTACGGTTCGAATAACCTCGAGATAGGAGTTGAACACTGCGTCTGTACTGTTGACTCGCTGGAGCTAAGTTGGTCATGTTACTTTTTAGTGGCATAGTCGTCCTTTCATGTAATAGAACAAGGATTGACCGGTAGGTCAATCCTTGTCAACACACTAACTGTTAACCTATTTAGTTTCCATTGCGGTCTTGAATTGCTTTAACCACATCTTGAATTTTAGCTGCTACATTAAGCCAATCTTCACGTTGATCAGCTGCGCGCTTGAAGTCATCAGCTAACAAAGTAAAAAAGGTTTCAATCTCATCAGCGTCTAACGCTGAAACTGAAGCAACAATATCTTCAGGATTAACGTCTCCAACAATTCCACCTTTGTTCTTTGGAAAACCTCGTTTACGGTCTTTCGCAAGACCGTTAAGTTCGACATCTTCACCTAGCAAAGATGAAATAACTTGGTGGGCTGTCATTAGTTTACCGGTGTAATGTCAGTGACTTTCTTGTCAGCACTAAGTTCACGGATCAACATCTGACGACATTTCAAAGCAAGCTCTTTTGGATTTCGAGTTGTATAGAGGTCAAGTCCGATTGAGTCATCGCCATAATCAAACCGAATCTCAACTATCTCCGCTGGTTTTTCTCTGAACGAGTTTCGACCGCGGTTTCTATTAGCATGCAGTGAGCGTTCAGCTTCAATCTGATCAAGATCGTTGTCAGCTTCGGCTTCACCTTCGAAAATCTTACCGATTATGTCTGAACTTTTCATTGGCCAGCGATAATCTGAGCTTGGACTGCTGCGGCAACTTGAGTAGCATCTGCTGTTGGTACCCAAAGATCAAGAGGCGTCGCTGGGTAGTAACGGTCAATCTGAAGCGACAAGTTGAACGTTACTCCAACGTTACCGGAAGACATATCGGCATCTTGAGCAGGTTTGAAATTACGAACAGCACAGCCTTCAAGGAAGAAAGTACCACCTTGGAAAAAGATGCCGTTACTCGACGTCGAGTCAACCTGACTGACTGCTGCCATGTTTGGAACAAGCCAGTAAAACCAACCGTTAGACTTAACCTGGCTAGCGAGTGAAACTCCTCCAGTAACTGGATCGGTACCATTTTACGAGCACGATCAGGGAACGGGAACTTCTCAACAGCAAACGCACAAAACTGTTCCCACGCGTTTGACCCACCGAGTGCGGCTGGAAGATCGAGCATGACGTGAAACAGGTCCGCGCGCTGTTGATCGATACCGATCTGCGCACTTGAAGACCACAGGTTTTTGAATTGCATTACTGACATACTTTCCTCCAAACTATTGAACCGCGTTCAGCTGTGCTCCGCTTTCACGGACAGTCATGTTGACATAGATACGTTCTGCCACATCCGTCGGGATGAACGATAGGTCAACAATAACTTCACGCAGGTTACGAGTATCTGGCGTGTTGTTCGATTCGTCAATGACCAGGTTGTAATCTTCAAACCCGCGTTCATTCTTGACTTGGTTCAAGAAGTTGATGTACGCCAACTTGATTTGCTGCAACAAGATTGGGTCGTTTGGTTCAAACACAAACTTGTGTCCAACGTCTCCAAGCACAGAAGCCACGTAGTTGACAAGGAACATACTGTGCAATGCGCTCAACTTACTGTCGCTTCCATCAGTCAACGGACGTTGAGTTGTTCTGTCACCGAAGATCATAATGCGATTCTTGTACAGAATAATCGGATTGATGCAGTTTCCATTACCGTACATACCATTCAATTCATCTTTTGAAGGACGAGGGAACTGAACAGCGATAGCATCTGGTAAGAAGCCTCGTGACTCACCAGCTGTTGCGAACCACGGTTTTGTGCGGTCAAACGTAGAAGACATCGCTTTAAGGACACAAACGCTCGGTGGTACAAGCTTCTGTAGGCCAGTGAAAGGATCAACAATCGTCAACCAGTTCCAAAACACCGCAAGATTCCGACTGTTCAGCTTAACGTTCGAGGTAAAACCTCCTACCGCGTTTGACCAATCAACAGCGTCTCTTGATCCAAGGTCAACAGGAACATCGACGATTCCTTCCGCGTTGATCTCGTCAGTGATTCTGTTGATCTCTTGAACCACAGCTAGTGTTGAAACTCCTGGTGCACAAATAACGTTGATAGAGAGCGCATCTGTATCTTCGAACGTCTTCAAACCAGTTGAGACTTGTGTAAATGGGTCGATCGAGCCGATGAAGTCTGAGTCACTTGGATTTTCACCGTTTTGACCGCCACTAAATGTTGCTTTGTTTGCAGTTGAATAAGTTGGATCCCAAGGTTCTGCCGTGTTACTCGGTAGCGACGGTAAACCAACCAACTCATCAACAACGATGCTTATCGATGCACGTAGCACAGTCAAGATGTAGTTCGGTGCCGTGGTATCACTGTCGGTTAGATTATCCAGTGTTTCTACGAGTGCTGAACTATCGTAAACATCGATTCTCTTCGTGTCAGCAGTTGATCCAGGGCGCACGCGAACAATCAAACCGCTATCATCTCCAACGGTATTCGCCCAAGTACCAGATGAGGCTCCATGCAAGTGATACTGAACAACTTGCGCTGTAACTTGTTTGATCACCGCAGCGTTGGTGTAGTTGTCTTGAAGTGGAATTGCATAGTAACCAAGTTGGGCGTTATTCACGACCTCAAGTTGAACTGTATACGTTCCACCAGATGAAACAAGGTTTCTGATTTTAACTTCCCGTGTAGATAACTTTCCAGTCTGAGAGACTGTAAACCGACTTGTAGTAAGATCCAACCCTGACAACGCCGTGTAGGTTGCGTTGGCAACCGTAAACACGTAACTATTGCGTGTTCCAGCTGCCAAAACTCCTAGTGAAGAACCGAGAACAGGGGAGCTTAGAAAACCTTCAGCTGGATTTGCGGCAAGTGCTGTAGGACTTCGATCAACTTCAGCACTTGTGTACGTGTCTTGCAGTGCAGGACCGTTGGTTGTGTCCAAGTTGACAGTATTAGGCGCAGAAACCGATAAGACAAGCGCGTCAACCGTAGATACTTTTCCAAGTTGAGTGATACGGAGGTAGTCTCCAGGTGAGAACTGAGAAGCTACTAATGGAGTAACCAACACTGAACCAGCCACCGATCCAGTTCCACTTCCAACAAGAACTGTTGAGTATTGATTACCAACACGCGTAACAGTAACTGCGTCACAGACTGAAGCAACCATTGTAGCTGCATTTCCAAGAAATGAATTATCAAGAGTGTCTCCAAACTGAGTACTGTAGTCTTTGACGGTAGTAACAGACGTAGCCGTATCAAACGGTCCTTTCGCAGCAACGCCAATAAGCGCAGGTTGAAATCGGCTTGTTTGTCTAGCTACGAACGAGTTGTCCGTGATAGTCGTGTAGACGCCTGGAAAATTGTTCTGTGCCATATTTGTTATCCTCTATAACTTAATTACAGCGCAACCTTCACGCCACTGTACTTCATTTTCACTACGGCATGTCTCCCTCTACGCGCACAAACTTTACGGTACCGCTATCTATGGTAAAAGTGACAACCTCGTTTGAGTTGACGATTCCTATGGAAAACGTATTAGAGATAAGCATTGTTCCACCAGGAGGAGATCCCCAATACTCTGAATACGCTTTATTGCTGTTTTGCCAGTGAATCTGTGAAGCGACAGAGGTTTGTTGTGTCACCTCAAGCGTAACCCACCACTGCATCTTCATGTTCAAGTTAGTGATAGACGGTATCGTAATGAAAGGCCAGTTTGTTCTGGTGGTTGTTGGAGAACTAGGACCGAACAAAACCACGACTTGACCGGTACGGATCGTGGTTGATCCATTTTGTAATATCATCGGAGCAAGCATCATTGAACCACCAGGAGGCATGCCTTGGTACCTGTTACCAGTGGTGAACGTATATCTTTTAGTTCCTGACTGTCCGTAGTACGAGTCAAACAACTCAACAAACGATGTTTCATCCGTTCTCGAGCGATTCCTCCTAAAAACAACGTTGGTTTTCCAACAGAGTTTGTTGAAACTCCCATGATTGACCCAGAATTAGTGTCTCCGTGTGTTCCTATGAGTGATCCATTGGTAAAGTTGACAAGCGCAAAAATCCAATCAAGTCCGTTGGCTCCAACTGCCATGTGAAATCGAGGTGTTTCACCATAAGGAACGTGACGATTCAAATCTCCAAAGTTTGCATATTTTGTCCACCACGTTATTCCATCTGCTCCATCTAAGTTAGTGTTGTTCATCACGTTCAAAATTCCATGGATGTACACACCGTTAGACTGAGGAACTGTGGTTCCAAGTGTTGGAGACCAACCATCAATACCTGTGTCAGAGATGTTGACATCATTTACAAGATGAAGGTTCGTAACAACAGTATCTTGAACCGTGTAGCGAGCTGTTGTTGTCACCACGTTACTCAACAAAAATGAACCATCTCCTTTAGACACCATCACAAAATTTGGACTGTTAGTAGATCCAGTAATAAGATTAGTCACACCAGAAGCAGTAAGTCCTTGAACAGCTCCAACTCCTGTCCAAGACGCTTGATGAGTAAAATCAGTTACTCCAGGAAGTATCGAAGCTAAAGCAAACGTCGATGAAGCCCACGTTCGCGTTGCATCGTTACTACTGTTTATAGCAGAAGTCAACCACGGTACCGAGTTTGGTGACACT